CAGGTTTGGCACGAATACTCGGACACACTTATGGCTGTCGATAAACTAGATTATGATCCGGCCACCCCCCTTCAGATCGGTCTGGATTTCGGATTGACCCCCGCAGCCGTATTCGGCCAGAAAATGCGTAATGGCCGCTGGCATATCCTCCATGAAATCGTCTCGTTCTCAATGGGCCTAGAGCGATTCGGCCAGATTTTGATGCACGATGTCATGACGCACTTCCCGAAAGCCCAAATCTTCATCTGGGGCGATCCGGCTGGTGTAGCGCGTGACGGTATCTTCGAGGTGACAGCCTTTGACTATTTGAAAACTCTAGGTCTGAACGCCCAGCCTACAGCCTCGAACGACTTTATGGTTCGCCGCGAAGCGGGTGCGCTGCCAATGCAAAGGCTCATAGATGGAAAGCCCGGACTTCTCATCGACTCAAGCTGCGCCAGACTCAGAAAAAGCCTCGCCGGAGGCTATCATTTCAAAAGAGTAGGAATAGGTGGAGGCACAGATCGGTTCCGTGACGTGCCTAACAAGAACGAACATTCTCATATCGGGGACGCTTTTGGCTATCTTATGCTTGGTGGTGGCGAGTTTAGAACTCTGACCAGAGGCCATCACATTGGCGGTAAACTATTCTCTACCAGTCAAGCCAATACGGATTTTGATGTATTTGCATGATGCCAGATCGAGAGATTATCGAGTCGTCACGGTTTCCAGCGGCATGGAAAATCATACCGTTCCACGTGAAACATATTCATTATATGTCATTATCAGAACTCGATTTGAGGACCGTTAAGGCATACGACAATTTCGATGAGATGGTCACAGCCTATGCTGAAAGATTCTATGCCTTTACAGTCTGCATTGATGACAAACCAGTAGCATCTTACTTGCTGTTCAATTTATGGCCGGGTAACTGGGAGGTGACAGTCTTTAAGGATTTTGGCTTCGCAAAGGCCAATTCCTTGACGTTTACTATGGGAAGTAGGCGTATGATAGGACATATCGTCAACCTTCCTTATGTCCGGCGTTTGCAGATAACCGTCAGAGATGATAATCCTTATGCCCTGCGCTGGGCAGAGTTGATCGGGTTCAAGCATGAGGCTTTTCTCGAAAGCTATGCACCAGACGGATGCGATGCTCACATCTTAAAGAGGTTAAATCATGGGATTCATAGCACAGGCTCTCGGATTTGATAGGCGTGACGATGGCTATTCGGCAGCCCAACAACGTCAAATGGAAGTTCAACAGCGTCAGGAACAGCGGTTAGAAGCGCAAGAAGCGGAGCAAGGACGCGCGATGGCAGCGTCGATCCGCGCACGGACCCGTGGCGGCTATCGTCAATTGCTTTCTCCCGAACGTATTGCACCAGAAACAGGCCTTCCGGTTAAACTGAGTGGTCTCTAATGGTTGCCAAGAAGTATCAGAACCCGAAAGGTGGTCTCAATGCCGCTGGTCGAGCTTTTTTCAAACGCACTGAAGGGTCTAATCTCAAGGCTCCTGTCAAAGGCGCTCCTAAATCACGCGAAGCACTTGGTCGAAAAGCTAGTTTCTTGGCGAGAATGGCTGGTGTCAAAGGTCCAGACCGTGATGAGAAGGGTCGCCCAACTCGGAAACTTCTTGCATTGAGGGCTTGGGGTGCAACTTCTACGGCTGATGCCCGAAAAAAGGCCGCTGCTTTAAGCGCCCGTATCAAGAACATGAAAGATTAACTATGGCCAAAAGTACAGTCAATGCGTCTGGAAATTATAATAAACCAAATATGAGAAAAAGATTGTTTGAAAAAATCAAAGCATCTGCGGTTCAAGGAACGGCAGCAGGCCAATGGTCTGCGCGGAAAGCCCAGTTGCTTGCCAAACAATATAAAGCCAAAGGAGGGGGATACACGAGCTAATGAAAGCGCCTCAAAAATCTCTTAAAGCATGGACCGAACAGAAATGGCGCACCAAATCAGGCAAGCCATCTTCTGAAACAGGCGAAAGATATTTACCTTCTGCTGCAATCAAATCCTTATCTTCGCAAGAATACGCGGCTACAACCCGAGCAAAAAGAGAAGGCAAGGCGGCGGGTAAACAATTTGTAAAACAGCCTAAATCAATAGCTGATAAAGTAAGATCATTTAGAAAGAAGGGAATGTAAAATGCCTATGAAATCAGGATATGGAAATAAAACAGTATCTAAAAATATTAAAACGGAAATCAAAAGCGGCAAGCCCATGAAGCAAGCCGTAGCCATTGCTTTATCAAAAGCGGCAAAATCCAAGAAAAAGTGAGGGTATCATGGCCAAGATGGGTGTTGAAGATGTAATGAAACGCGCTTCCTTGGCCGCATCCAAGAAAGACGAATGGCGCACAATCTATCAGGAATGCTACGAATACGCACTTCCTCAGCGCAATCTCTATGACGGTAATTACGAAGGCGGCGTCCCCGGCCAGAAAAAGATGCAGAAGGTCTTTGACTCGACTGCAATCCATTCGACACAGCGATTTGCAAACCGTATCCAATCAAGTCTTTTTCCTCCTTATCGAGTCTGGTGCCGCCTTCAAGCTGGTAATGCAATTCCAGAAGGACGACGTTCTGAAATCCAGCGCGTGTTAGATTTTTACAACGAAAGAATGTTTAATATATTGCGTCAAACGAACTTTGACCTGTCGATGTCGGAGTTCCTTCTTGATCTATCGGTCGGCACAGCGGTTATGCTCATTCAGCCGGGTGACGAAAAGGCTCCAATCCGCTTTACTGCCGTGCCGCAATATCTTGTATCTGTCGAAGAAGGGCCGCACGGAACGGTTGATAATGTCTATCGTAAGATGAAAATCAAAGGCGATTCGATTTCTTTGCAATGGGCAGATGCAAATGTGCCAGCTAATTTGCAACAACAGATCGACCGAAAGCCAACAGACGACATAGAACTTCTCGAAGCGACGGTTTTCAATAAAGATAACGGGTATTATTGCTATTATGTGATCCATGAAAAGACCAAATCCATGTTGGTCTATCGTGAAATGAAGATGTCACCGTGGATTGTGACCCGTTACATGAAGGTTTCCGGTGAAGCCTATGGCCGTGGACCACTGATCTCGGCAATGCCGGATGTCAAAACAATCAATAAAACGCTTGAATTGATCCTTAAGAACGGCAGTCTTGCTGTTTCCGGTGTATATACAGCAGCAGACGATGGTGTAATCAACCCGCAGAACGTCAAGATTCAGCCGGGCGCGATCATTCCCGTAGCCCGTAACGGTGGGCCGCAGGGTCCGAGCCTGACACCGCTACCAAAGTCAGCAGACTTCAATGTCGGCCAGATCATTATCAACGATCTGCGTATGAACATCAAGAAGATGCTGCTCGACGATACGCTCCCGCCTGACAATATGTCGGCTCGGTCGGCTACCGAAGTTGTGCAGCGCCGCAATGAACTGGCTCAGAACCTCGGCGCAGCCTTTGGTCGTCTGATTACCGAGGCCATGATTCCGATTGTGACCCGTATCCTCTTCATCATGGATCAGAATGGCGACATCGACTTGCCACTCAAGATCAATGGCGAGGAAGTGAAGATCGTTCCTATTTCTCCGCTGGCTCAGGCGCAGAATATGGAAGAACTGAACGATGTGATGCAGTTTGTTCAGATCGTGGCGGGAATGGGGCCGGAAGCCATGATGACCATAAAGAAAGATGAGATCATCGACTACATTGCTGAACGTCTCGGTGTCCCCGGTCGCATTATGACGACCAGGGATGAGCGGGAACAGATTGCCCAACAATACGGACAGATGCAAGCAATGGCAGCACAGCAACAGCAACCAGCCGGACCGCCTCAAGCCGGAAATCAAGAAGCGGTAATGCGCGCGCTACAGTGAGAAATATATGACAGAACCGAATAAACAAAAGGATTTGGACACCCTTTACGCTCTGGTGTTCACTTCCGAAGCTGGCGCTAAAGTATTGGCCGATCTTGAAAGCAAGTATTTAGAACAACCGACTTGGTTTCCGGGGGATGAAGCGTCTCACGGGTTCCATCGAGAAGGCCAGAATAGTGTCATTCGGCTTATCAAAGAGCGGATCAAACGAGCGAGGACTTAATGAAAGAAGAACAGACAACTCAGGCCGGAGAGGGCGATACCCAAACCGACAACCAGAGCCTGTTGACTCCCGAATCAACGGAACCTGAAGTCAAAGCAGAGCCAGAAATCCCACATCGGGAACTGACCGACGAAGAAAAAGCGGCGCAAGCTCCTGAAGATGAGAAACTGGAGCGTCCAGACTATTGGCCAGAGAATTTCTGGTCCGAAGATGATGGTCCAGATGTAGAGGCGCTAGCCAAGTCCTATACTGAACTCAGAACCAAGTTCTCTCAGGGCCAACACAAGGCTCCGAAAGACGGTAAATACAATCTTGAGACGTTTAAGGCCGCAAATGTGCCTGATGATGACCCTGTTTTGGTCAATTATCTGGCTACAGCCAAGGAACTTGGCCTGTCTCAGGACGCGTTTGAAAAGATTGCCAAGTCATATCTCGATAATTTTTCCGGCGCTATGGAGCAGATGCAAGTCAGCCGCGAAGCCGAGTTGAAAAAGCTGGGTAATCGGGCAGACGAGATCATCAAGGCCAATAACCAGTGGCTTGGTAAGCTGGGTCGGTCGATCCTGAACGAGTCAGAGATGAACGCCATCGCCTCAGCCTCTACAAGCGCGGCTTTTGTGTCGGCTTTGAACAAAATTCGTCAGGCTTCCGGCGAAATGTCTATTCCAACTAGCGGAATGACTGAGGACCAAGGCGTATCAAAGGATGATTTGTACGCAATGGTCGGTGACCCGCGCTACGGAAAAGATATGGCGTTTACTCGGAAGGTCGAGAAGATGTTTGCTCAGGCAATCCCGGGCTAATTTGACAGAATTGGGCGGGTGATTTATTTATTCACCCGTCCGATAACCGTAAGGCCGGACCTTTTAGGTTGGGGAACCTTAAAATCCCAAGTGAACGGCCCGACAGGATAACCGTTGCGTGAGTAAACCTTAACCTCGAACGGAGCAATTCAAATGGCACAGCTTATTTCGAATGCCTTTGTTACGCTGTTCGACGCGGAAGTGAAACAAGCCTTTCAAGGGTCTCGTACCTTGGTCGGTCTGGTCCGTGAGCGCAACGGTGTCGAAGGTTCAATAGTTAAATTTCCTAAAATCGGTAAGGGAACGGCAACAGTTCGCGTTCCTCAGACTGACGTAGCGCCGTTAAATGTAAGCTATTCTACAGTTACGGCGACGATGTCCGATTTTAATGCTGCCGAATATAGTGACATCTTCCATCAGCAAAAGGTCAACTTTGACGAACGCCGCGAACTTGTGTCGGTTGTGTCGAACGCGATTGGTCGCCGCATGGATCAAATTATCCTTGATGCTCTAACAGCTTCAAGTACAACTTTGACTGTTGCAAACAGCATCGGGGGTGCAAATACCAACCTCAACGTGGCAAAACTTCGCCGCGCCAAGAAGCTGCTTGATCAGAACAACGTCCCGATGGACGGTCGTGCGATCATCATCTCGGCTTCTGGTCTGGAAGGTCTCCTCGGTGAAACCCAGACGACATCGGCTGATTTCAACTCAGTCCGTGCGCTCGTCTCCGGCGAAATCGACACCTTCCTTGGGTTCAAATTTTGCACCATTGGGGACCGATCCGAAGGTGGCCTTGCCATTGACGGCTCACTTGACCGCACTTGCTTTGCGTTCCATCGTGATGCAGTCGGTATGGGTATCGGCATGAATCAGCGGACAGAGATCAACTATGTCCCTGAAAAAACATCGTTCTTAGTAAATTCGATGTTTTCTGCTGGTGCAATCGCTATTGACGATGAAGGCATCGTCAAGATTACTTGCCGCGAATCGTAAGAAGGAGATTGAATTATGGCTTTTGATTCTGCTGGCTGGAACACCATCGCCGCCAACAAGGCCGGAAATGCTCCGTCTTTGTATAGTTACAAGTCTACCGACACACAGGCAACGATTAATACAGCGGGATATTTCAATGCCCTTGTATCGTTTCTGAAGGTTGGAGACATTATCTTCATCTACGACGCAACGACCCCTTCGCTCGTTATTTCGTATGTGAACCAAAACACAGGTTCTGTCGTTGACATCGCCGACGGCACGACCATTTCGGCCACCGACACAGACTAATCTGTCCGGTAGCTGACGAGATTGAGAGCCTCGACCTAGAAATGGGCCGGGGCTTTCTTCTTTAAGTCATTTAGAATATATATATTTTCGCAATGGAGTCCTGAAATGGCAACAGGCGATACCAAATTAAAAATTTGTAACGATGCCCTGATTATGCTCGGCACGAACATTATTACATCTTTCTCGGATGGCTCGACTGCTGCCCAGATCACAGACCGTCTTTATGACGATGTAAAGGTAATGGTTCTGTCCATGTATCCTTGGTCGTTTTCTATAAAGAAGGAACAGCTTGCCCAGCTAGAAACGACGCCAGTAACTGAATGGAGATATGAGTATGCGCTTCCCGGCGATCTTATTGCCGGAGCAAGAGGGTTATATATCACCACATCGGCAGGTGGAAGGCCCGTAACCGAATGGGAAAAAATAGGGGCTAAAATACAAACAAATTATTCATTTGTCTGGATTGATTATCAGTATGATGTTTCTGAAGATTCCTTGCCGCAATATTTTGTGCAGTTGCTTAAGTATTTTCTCTGCTGGCATTTTGCAGAACCAGTAACAGATCAGATCAGTAAATCCCAATATTGGATGGGTATGGCCGTAGGAAGTCCTAGCGATAACGGGCGTGGCGGATTCTTTCGTCAGGCTACAATTATAGATTCTCAGAATCAACCCAATCAAGTTATTGAGGACTTCTCTCTTGTCGCCGTGAGGTATTGATGACCAAGATTGTCAATATCCAAACTAATTTTACAGTTGGCGAGGTTGACCCGCTTCTGCGCGGTCGTATTGATCTTAATCAATATTATTCTGCTTTGAAATTAGCAGAAAATGTTCTGGTCATTCCGCAGGGTGGTGTTCGTCGTCGTCCCGGATTGAAGTTTATCTATGATCTTCCGGCAGCCGCAGCTAATGGCGTAGCTTTAATTCCATTTGAATTTTCGACTTCTGACTCATATATGTTTGCAGTCGTCAATCAACAAATTTATATTTTTAAGAATGGTGCGATTGTAACAAATATTAACGCTTCCGGTAATTCATACCTGACGGCTTCAACTCTTACTTCAGCTATTTTGCCTAATCTTAAATATGCCCAATCGGCAGACACTATGATCTTTGTGCATGAGGATTTAGCTCCGTTAAAACTTGTTCGTGGCGCTACAGACGCTTCGTGGACACTTAGCACAATTACATTTGATTATATTCCATATTACGCTTTTTCCCCTACAACGACAAGTCCAAGCCATACGCTTACGCCGAGCGCATCTACAGGATTTATTGAATTAAACGCTGGCGGGGGTGCTTTCTCGGCAGCCAATGTTGAGCAATATATCAATGTAAAAGAGGGAAAAGGCTACGGTCGCGCTCGAATAATTACATTTGTATCAAGTTCAAAAGTTAAGGCACAAGTGGAGATACCGTTCAGCCAAACAAGCGCATATGCCTCTGGCGAATGGGAACTTGAATCTGGTTATGAACATACTTGGTCATCAACAAAAGGCTGGCCGCGTAGTGTTACATTTCACGAAGGCCGTCTCTTCTTCGGCGGGTCTAAGACTAGGCCATCTACTGTCTGGGGTAGTCGCGTCGGTGATGTATTTAATTTTGACAAGCAAACAAGTTTAGATGATGACGGATTAGAGGCAACGCTTGATGTTGATAAATTTAATGCAATTGTCGATATTTATTCTGGCCGCGATCTTCAAATCTTTACTACTGGTGCTGAGTTCTATGTTCCACAAGGACTTGGCGATCCGCTTACGCCTACGAACTTTATCGTTCGCGTAGCAACCCGTAACGGTATTCTTGATGGAGTCTCACCTGTTGGTGTTGAGGCGGGAACTCTTTACGTTCAACGCGGGGGCAAGACGGTAAAAGAGTTCATTTATACTGATGCACAAGCTACATATATTTCAAATAATATTTCGGTTCTGTCTGGTCATCTAATCAATACACCGATTGATCTGGCCTTACGCAGGGCGACCGACACCGATGAAGCTGATCTTCTTATGATCGTCAACACAGACGGTTCATTTACGGCATATTCTGTTTTACGATCACAAGATATTATTGCACCTAGTCGCTTTACTACTGATGGACTATTCAAAGCTGTAGCCGTTGACGTGGATACGATTTACACAGTTGTACAACGTACAATTAATGGAACAACCAAGTATCATGTCGAACAATTTAATCGTGATATTACACTTGATAATGCCGTTACTGGTGGCGCTGCCGCAAATGTGACTGCATCAAATCTTGCTGCAAAGACGGTCAAGGTAATTGCGGACGGCGTTCTTCTGTCGGATGAGACGGCTAATTCTAGCGGCCTAATTACATTTGATCGCGCATCTACAGCGTCTTTTGTAGTTGGCACTGATTACACAGTTCAAATCAAAACCATGCCGATTGAACCAAGACTGCAATCTGGCAATCTTCGAGGCTATAAAAAACGTATTATCGAAGCAGCGGCAGAGTTTTATGAAACTCAAAGCGCATCCATCGGTGGAGTCGAGATCGCGTTTAGAAATTTTGACACAGCTATCTTGGATGCTCCTGTTACTGCGTTCACTGGATTGAAGCGTGTTGGTCCGTTGCTTGGATATGATTATGAAGGGTCTGTAACCGTTACTCAGCCATCACCGCTCAAAATGACATTATTGTTTTTAGATTATCGCGTAAGCGTTCCAACGGGGTAAGACAATGGGGTTTAGTGTTCCAATCCTTATGGCCGCTGCATCTTCTGCCGTTAGTGCTATCGGCTCAATAGCCGCTGGTGAATCGCAAAGGCAGACAGCCTTCGCACAGGCTCGGCAAGCAGAATTACAGGCCAAATCAGATGCGTTGAAATATAAGCAACAAGGGATTGCTGTTCTTGAAAAGACACTTGCGACTGCGGCTACGATCCGTGCCCGTGCTGCTGCTGGTAGCGTTGATCCATTCGGCGGGTCGGCTCTAGCACTTACGCAATATGCCTTTGGCAAGGGCGCTGAAGAGAAGATAATGACCGAGGATAATGCCCAACTTGCCTTGCTCGGTGGCCAGATCAATGCATCCGAGCTACGTCGTCAAGGCGATGCTGCGGCTCAAGCCGGATACATCAAGGCATTCGGCACATTGCTATCCACTGGAGCGCAAGCAAAATTCATCGGCGGTGCCGGTGATATGCTTGGTTCAAGTTCTCTCAAATTAACTGGATCAAATCTAGTATCGACTTACAAAGGCAATCCTTTTTACTACGGAAGTTAGGGGTTAGATAATGGCCATCATGCCACGATATACATCTAGCGACATTGCGGTAGGAACACCGCAGGGCCAGTTCCGTGATGTGTCTGCACCAATGGATCAGTTGTCATCCCAGATGGACCGGATGACAGATTTCTTTATTCAGGAAGCCAAACAACAAGCCGTGGTGCAAGCCGAAGAATATGCGGCTGATAAAGCCCCTACCATTCAACAGATTGAAGAGGCGCGTCGTCTTAATCAGCCGATTGCTCCGATTGCGGATAAGACTACAATCTTTGGTCGCGCAGCTAATGAGGCGCAAAGCCGCATCCTTGCCAAGAACGTAGCCGCTGCTGCTGATATGCAAATGGCGCAACTTTCTGCCGATGTAGAAAGCGGAAAAGTTAGAGTCAACGACATTGCTAATCAGACAAACGCACTGATCAAAGGCTATTCGTCTGCACTAGCAGAGGTTGATCCGGTGATTGCCCGGTCGCTTGAGGCTGATCTTGCACTTTCCGGCAACCGTTTATTTGTGTCTGCAACTAAAGCGGCTGCCGCCGATGCCGCTGCAAAACAGAATCAAATGGTTCTTGATTCTATTAACGCGTCAGTAATCCCAAAAGTTTCTCAGATATTTGCCGCTGGAGATGTCTTATCTGTTGGCCCAACTGGAGAAACTATTAAGATTGATGTGCAGTCGCAAGTTAAAGCTACTTACGAACAATCATTAAATAAGATTCGTTCATTGCCAGCTGCAAAACAAGCTCAAGCGGTCAAGGATTTAAATAAAGCAGTAAAAGAAGGGGCTGAACGATACGGTGAGTATGTCGTATTACGCGGTGATATTAAAGATTTAAACTCTCTTTATAAACAAATTATTGACGGTAAATTTGATTTTGCCATCACTGATCCAAAAGATTTAAATACGCTTGCTTCAAAGGTAGCTTCTAAAATTAAACATTTAGAAGAATTGCCTAATCAGCAAAGAGAAATTAAGAAAAAAGTTATTGAACAGAGTATTAAGGATGGCCAAGAATCTGTGGCTGCTGGAAATTATTTTCTTTCAGATTTGCCAACAGAAGAAGATATAAAATTAAATTTTGAAAATCCTGTCGATATGGCATTGGCTATTCGTGAGCTTAATGTGCTTCGAGACACGGCTCGTATAGCTTTTGAATTTCAATATAAAACAAAAAATCAAAGAGATATTGAAGAAGAAAATGCGCGTCGAAACGCAAAAGATGAAGATACAAAAAAACTGTATGATATTATTAAATCCATAAATAACAATATTGACCAAAAAGTTAAAAATGACCCAGCTAAATATGCGTCCAGATTTGCTGAAGTGCAAACTGGGTGGGAAAACTTTATGACTGCAAAAGCAGAGCAGGCGGCTAAGTTAAGTAATGGTCAAACGCCAGACCCTTACATTGTGGCTAAAGCTGCGTATGAATATATTGAAGCAACTAAATATCGGCAATTACAGGCAGGAGTTGTTCCCGGAGATGTTAAATATTTTACTAAAGAATGGGTAGAGTCATATAAAGACGCATTTAATAATCAAGTAAAAAGCGGGCAAAACGCCGCAGATTTCTTTATGAATGAATCGCAGTTCTGGGGTGCTGCTTGGCCTGATCTTGTTAAAGAAATGAATTTAGGCAATGAACTGCTTATTATTGCCAAAATGTCTTCATCGTTAGAATCAAGACGGGCTGCACAGGTGTTGGCAAACGCAGCGCAGCCTGCAAATAAAAAAGCGTTAGAAGAAGTATATTCAGCAGAGAAAAAGAACATTACGTCTGAGGTATCATCTTTAATGACTGATTTTAGAATATCTTTACGTTCACCAGCCATACAAGACGGTGCTATTATTGAGCAGGCAGTTCTTGATTCTGGTGTGCTGCTTACTATGGCATATATGCAAGAAAACATGAGTATGTCTGAGGCCGCTCAAAAAGCAATCAAAAATATGATTGATGACCATTATGGATATGGTGCTGGATTTCGTGTGCCTAAAATGCCTGGTTTATCAACGGCAATCGTTACAGAAAATGCTAATTTTATTAAAGCTAATATTGATTTCTTTGCAGATCAAATTGCTTTACCGCCGAGCCTGACTGCTAAATCACAAGGCAAAGATGAAGAAACAATAATGAAAGATTACTTGGATAGTCTTAGGGTCAGTGGAGGATTTGTAAATACTGGAGATGACCGTAATGGTGTAAGATTGATTGATGCCGTTGGTAATCCGGTTAGATTTAAAGATGGGTCAGCATTTGAAATTACTTGGGATCAATTAAATAAGGCCGCTATTGCTGACTTGCCGTCTGAAGTTGAAATAAGAAACGAATCACAAAAAGCAAATTATATGCGGTCAAGAAACGCTTTGCTTGCAAGCTATAGAATATTATCGCTTGGAACAAAGCAAACATATTTTACTGATATAAATCAACAAATGATCAACAAGCCTGATCAAAAAGAGAAAACAGAAAATGAAGTTGGTGAACCTATAAATCAATCTACATTATCCCCAGGTGATATTGACGAACGTATCGCTTCATTATCCCCAGAGGAATACATCGCTTACTGGAAAGATAAAATAGCAGAGGGGAGTTTTGGGCGTGATTTTAGAGATATGAGCTATGAAGAATTTAAAGATTGGACGGAAAGGTATAGAAGAATAAAAAGGTCTGGAAATGATTCAGAGGACGCTGATTAAATGTCATTTTTTACCACCCTGAAAGAAGGCACTTCATTTATAGAAGAGTTGCCATCTTCTCTTGGTCTAGCCACACAGGTTATGGCTGAAAAGACATTTATGGAAAATCCAACTCCGGCTCTTAGCCGTGTTATTGGAGATTTTGTTGAAGGCAAAACAAGCGACGCTCCATTAATTCCTAAGTCGGACTTGATGAAGCAATTAACTGATTTAGAATTAGACCTTAAGATACCAGATCAAGGACTGACTCAAAATCAATTTGATTACCTTGTAGAAATACAACAGAGGCAAAATAGATATAACTCTGTATTATCAAGAGCGCCTACTGGTTTATTATCAAAAGCTGCACTACTTGGGACAGCATTTGCTGTATCCGCTCTTGATCCATTAAATATTGCATCTGGATTTATTCCGTTTTTCGGAGAAGCACGATACTCAGCTTTGCTTGCTAATTCAGTGGGGAAATTTGGTAAAGCTGTATCAAGAGCAAAAGTAGGTTTTGTAGAGGGCTCTCTTGGTGCGGCAACACTTGAACCTTTAAATTATGGTTTATCAAAATACGAACAAAGAGATTATACATTAGGAAATGTATTAGAAAACATAATGTTTGGAGGAGTATTGGGCGGCGGTCTTCATTCTGGAGTTGGCTCAATATATGACGCATTTGCTAAAAATAAACCAATACAACTTGCCGAACCAATAGAAGGCAACGGAAGAATTATTACTAAAATTAATCCTGATTTAAGAAATGCTGCTTCAAGAGTAGCTATTGGTCAGGTTATGGGCGGGTATTTTCCTAATGTTGAATCAATACTTAGACTTGATCCAAATTATGAAATACTTAATCAGCAATGGCGCACAATTTTATATAACAATCCAACACGGTTTGATCCGACTCAGCAAGTTACAATTACTGGCAGACAAGTAATTCCGTTTGATCCGCTATCTCCGCCTGTATTGACAATAAATTCTAAAAGCCCAGCGCCTGAAATTGCATCGGTGCAAAACCCTCGTTCCGTATTATCTATGACATTGGCCCCTAGCGTTACTGGAGCCGGAGAATTTAGATCGTTTACATCACGCGCTGAAGCAGAAAAAAGACAATCATCTGTATTTAGGCGGTCTGGTGAAGTATTAGCAATCAAGCAAACAAATGATGGGCGTTTTGTTTTGTTGCGCCAGTTTGCCGATAAGCCGCTTCGTGATGGCAATGGAAGCATCATTGCATTTAAGACTGAACGTGCTGCACAAAAAGGTATAAAAAATATTACATCATTAAAAGACAAAAATCTTACACCTGTTCCGTTTTTAGACAACGGGGTATTAAAGTTTGCGTTGTTTGAAAATCCAGATCAAAGATTTATTGAAGCTGCAAAATTAAATCCAGATTTTGTTGAATTTGAACTTAATGATAAGAACACTACACAGACAATACCATTGACAGAACCAAATGCTGAACAAGTAGCGGCGATTCAAAAGGCAGCACAAGAGCAAGTTAAGATTAGTCAAATGCGTCTTGCTGACATGGAGACAGTTCAGCGCGCAGAAACAATATATAAATTAGCAAGTGCTATGGAAAACAGAAGCATTGATTTGCCAACCGCTGAAAAAGAAGCAGCGGAATATGAGCAAATGATAAGAACAGATTATATAAATCGTGGTATGGAAGACGAATTAAAAGAGCTAAGTGCAATGGATGATTTAATAAAAGACACTGATAATTTTTCAAAGGCTATTGAGTCGGCATTTAATTGCACGGTTAGGAAGGGATTATAATGGCTGTCAATCCTTGTATTGCTGAAGCATCCCAAGCACTTGGTCGTAAACTTACTGATGACGAGGCTATTACCTTGTTTGAGGATGTGCAAAAAAGTGTCAATGAGGCCAAGCAATCTGCCGAGCCTTATGATTCAGCAATTAAATCATCTAAAGAAAAAATGATCCTTCAAAAGAAAACGGCTGCTTTTATTGAAAAGCGCAATGCGTATATTTCATTTAAATTACGTCGTGAAGCTGTAGATTATATATTAACTCAATTTCCAAAGAACCCTGAATTAGGCATTGAGTCTCTCCTTGTTGGCGTAAACCAAGTTGCAAAAGGCGCTAGACTTAGTGCCGATGCTATCTCTAAAGCATTGTTTAAGAAATATGCATCTGGTCTTATTACGGAGTTGCAGATACGCGACTTTAACGCAATTTTAGTTAGTGGCGATTTTGATCAAGAATTGTATCGCGCTTTATACGCGGTAAACCGCAAGCAAGAACTGCCTTATAAAGGACCAAATGAGGTTCTTGAGACAGCAAGAATTATCAAAAAGTATTTTGAATTAATGCGCCATGACTACAATGTATCTGGTGCTAATGTTGATATGCTTGAAGGATATATGGGCCGCCAATCGCATGATTCTGCTCGTATTGGCAAGGCAGGACAAGAAGCATGGATTGATTTTATTCTTCCTAAGTTGGATATTGACAGGACTTTTGAAGGAGAAAAACCAAGAGAAATTTTGGCAAAGATTTACGATAACTTTATTAGTGGCAACCATCTCAAGACATCTGAAAACGTAACTGGATTTAAAGGTGGAACGGCCAATCTTGGGAAAAAAGCTAGTCAAGACAGGGTATTGCATTTTAAAGATGCCGATTCTTGGTATGAATATAATCAGCAATTTGGAACTGGTAGCCTATCTGAAACAATATTAAGACAGATGAGTGTTACATCCCAAAATGTTGGTTTAATGCGTGTGCTTGGCCCCAACCCCAAAGACAACTTTAATCGCATTACTGGCATGGTTGCGAATACATTAAAAGGAACCGCACGGGCTAATTTTGATAATGCTGTTCGTGGCTATTTGGCCAATAGGTTGGCTGAAGTTGATGGTAGCACACGCGTTCCAATGAACGACATGCTTGCTCAGGTTTCCGCTGGTGTCCGCAGTATTCAAACCATGTCTGATCTTGGTGCCGCTGTTATTGCGTCTGTAACTGATCTTGCAGCGATTATGACTGAGATGAGGTACCAAGGGTTTGATATGTTTGATACCTTTACTGAGTCTATTGCTGGCCTTGCCAAAGGCCGCAATGCTCAAGAAATGGCTGAAATTGATGCTGCTTTAGGAGTTATATTCCCATCACTTATTGGAGAAATGCACTCACGGTTTGTAGCGCAAGACGGCGCTCCGGGTATGATCTCAAAAGGAATGCAATTATTCTTCAAATATAACGGCATGTCATATTGGACAGAGGTTCTTAAAGCTACAGTTACAAGAACCATGTCACACATGGCAGCAATTAATAAAGGAAAACTGTTTTCTGAACTTCATCCAGATACACAGCGTGTTTATAGCCAATACGGGATTGACGCTGAAAAATGGGATATGTTCCGCCAGACTGTAGGTATGGGTGCTGATGGTCGAGAGTATCTTTTGCCTAATAAGATTGCCGATCTTCCAAATCAAGTCTTTGCAGACTATTTAACCAAAAGAAATATGAAGCCAACGGATACAGCTATCGCGGAGTTAAAGCGCGAAGTTGAAACTCAATGGCGTTCATATTTTAGCGACCGTGCCGAATATGCTGTGCTTGAACCAGATGCAAGAACTCAATCTGTTATGAACCAAGGTCATCAACCGGGGACACCTATTGGAGAGGTTCTCCGGTTTGTCGGACAATATAAATCGTTCCCAGTGGCTTTTGTTCAAAAAGTGCTTGGTCGCGAAATTTATGGTCGTGGCT